ACCATTTGCGGCCGTAACCGGAACTGCAACCGTTTTGACAGTACCAAGCGCAACTACTTTAACAGTTCTAATTGGTTCATCAACCGTAGCTAGTGCAACAACTACAGGAACTATTACAGGTCTTGGCGGAGCTACGCCTGGCCAAGCTGATGTAACGGCAACTCAAGGAGTGACAATCACCGAAGAGGTTGTTACTTACAGCTCTACGGGAGAACCTAATCAAGTTTACCAACTAAAAAACTATCCAGTAATTGAATCGACAGTTGAAGTAACAGTTGATTACGTTGCGTATGAAAGAACTCAATACCTGATTGATTTTCCAGGTAGCACTCCAGCGTTTACAGTATTTACTGACGCCGATGACATATCTTTTATTCAATTTGGCGATAACATCGGTGGAAAAATACCTCCTTTAGGAAAAGTTATTAGAGCTACGTATAGAGTAGGTGGTGGCGAAGAAGGTAACGTTACCGCCGGTGCCCTCACAGAGTTACTAAACATAAACGAATCTGGCCTTAGCGTTACAAACCCAGCAGCTGCGGGCGGTGGAGCAAGCGCTGAGACAACAGACTCTATAAAAGTTAACGCTCCTATCAGCCTTAAGTCATTAAACAGGGCGGTTTCTCTAAACGACTACTCTTCTTTAGCCTTGCAAGTTTCTGGAGTTGCAAAGGCAAACTCAAAAGCTGAGACTTATAGCAGCGTTGTTTTATACATGGCCCTGTTTGGAAATCGAGGCGTTGAAGCAGACAACGTAACCCCTACGTATACTTTTAACGTTATTAAAAAAATTGTTGCGTCTTATCTGCAAGGTAAAGCGCCAGCAAACACCTCGCTAACTATTGCCCCACCTTCTTATGTTCCTGTTGATATCACCTTAGACCTAACAGTCCTTCCTCAATATCGTCAGCTTAACGTTAAGAGCGCGGCTTTGGCAGCTTTAGCGGAAATCTTAACTTTTGACAATGTGTTGTTTTCAGACCGTATCACTTTGCAATATTTAATGAGAATTATCGCAAACGTTCCAGGAGTTGATTACTCTCAGTTTAACGTCCTTTGCCGTCGTGATGCACAGCAATTTGCAAGCATTACAAACAAAGCTTTAACTTCAAATGTTGCTACTCTTACAACTGCTGCAGCCCACGGGCTATCGGTTGGTCAAACAGTAAGTATTACAAATGTTGATGATACGTTTAACGGCACTTTTGTAGTTTTAAGCGTTCCAACTACAACTACATTTACATACGCTAAAACATTTACTGATGTTACTTCTGCTGCAGTCACCTCTTCATGGACTATTACAAAAAAGGCATTAGGCGGTGAGGTTGCAACAATTACTACCTCTACTAATCACACGATTCAAGCTGAAGACTATGTAACTATTTCTGGGTTAGACGCTACTTTTAACGGAACTTACTACGTACTAGACACTACCCCAACCACCTTTACGTACGCACGCCCTGGAAATACTGTGGTGGCAGAAGTAGCGGCTACAGGTACTGCACGCCTAGTTGGAATGCAGGTTTTTTATGTTGCAGACGTTGTATGCGGTGTAAATGAAATACCAGAAGAAGGAACAATTACTATCAACGCTTCCGGCGGAATCACGAGCTAAGGAAAAAACATGACAGCAACCTACCCAGCCAGTATCGCCTCGTACTCTACAAAGGTAAACGTTGTAGACGTTATTGATGCGTCTCACCCAAACCTTTTGCAAGATGAGGTTATTGCTATTGAAACTATTTTGGGCATAACCCCAAATGTTTCTACTACACCTTCTTCTGGTGGTACGTTTAATGCCACTTCTAATCCATTTTTAACTGTATCTGCCCGCTTGGCAAATATTGAAACTGGTATTGTCTCTGATACTCACACTCAATATATTAAAAAAGCTGGTGATACGGGTAATATTATTACTGCTGGGGCAGCAACTACTAAGCCTCTTATCTTAAAAGGTGCAGCTTCTCAATCAGCTAATTTAACCGAATGGCAGAACTCCTCAGGAACTGTACTTTCTTTTATTGACAGTTTAGGTAACTTCTCTGGTGGGGTTACTCTACAAGATTTAACTATTTTAAACAAGACAGCAAACTACACTCTTGCGCTTACTGATAAAAATGCAATGATTGTTGTAGATAGTGCATCAGCGGTAACTATTACTGTTCCAGATAATTCTTCGGTAGCGTTTCCGCAAGGAGCGCAATTGCATATTCTTCGTAAAGGGGCTGGAACGGTTCAAGTTGTAGCCGCTGGTTCTGCCTCTGTAGTAGGTGCGCCTGGACTATTCCTACGAGCTACAAACTCAGCTGCAACACTTATTAAATTAAACAACTCACAGTCATTTGTACTAGTTGGAGATTTGAGCACTAGCTAATGGCGGCAATTTCTGGAGTTGTTTCTTCTTCAAGCAGGGAAGTTCCTTACGCCCCTGCTTCTGTATCTGGTTCTGATGTAGGAACTGCCCGTGCGTACAACAACGCCAGTGCAATTGTTTCCTTCACAGCGCCCGTGCACGATGGAGGACTTCCAGTAACAGGCTACGCGGTTACATCTAGTCCAGGCGGGTTTACTGCTTCTGGGTCTTCTTCGCCGTTAACAATAACAGGGTTATCTTCTAGTACTAGTTACACGTATAACGTAACCGCAACAAACTCTATTGGAACAGGGCCCGCTATTACTAGCGGCTCTGTTTTTGCCACCACTATTCCGCAACCCGTAACTATTGGAACAGCAACTGCAACAGGTGCTGCTGGAACAGTTACTGTTGCCTTTACTGCAAACGGTACTGGCGGAAAAACTGTTACCTATACAGCTACGTCTAGCCCTGGAGGGTTTACTGGCTCAAGCTCTGGTTCACCTATTACTGTTACTGGTCTGACTAATGGAACTGCTTATACATTTACAGTTGTTGCCTCTAACGCAAACGGCTCTGCCGCAGCAAGCGGGGCATCTAACTCTGCTACTCCGTTTACTACACCACCACCACCACCTACACCAGGACCTATTGGAAGTTCTACCCCAGTAGCTAGTGCCAGCGGAAACACAGTAAGTTCAACCTCGGGTGCATGGGGAGCTGGAACTACTCCAACTTCTTACCAATATAATTTATACAGGTCTGACGGAACTTACATAGCTACAAGTGGTTCTGTGTCTACCTCTACAACTTCAATTTCTTTTACTGCTAGTTATTCAACCTCTTACTATGTGACTGTTACAGCGAGTAACAGCAACGGTAACGGAACCATGACGTCTAACACCGTCACTACTGGAGCTGAACCTGCACCAGTAGTTGCGCCAGGAAGTATGGCAGGACGTGTTTCTGGTTCTTGGAACAACGGGTTAATAACTTTTAGCTGGTCACCACCAACTACTGGTACTGCGCCTTTTAGTTACGAATACAGTCTTGGATATGGATTTACATCAACAAACAGCACGTCTTATTCCGTATACGCAGATTCACAGACAATAACAGTTAGAGCGGTAAATAGCGCTGGCACGGGAGAATCTGGAAGCGCTTCTGTGACAAGGCCGCCTATTGTAACTGCCCCAGGAAGTATGGCAGGACTTGTTTCTGGCTATTATAACGGGTCAACATTACAGTCTAATTTTAGTTGGTCCGCTCCTACTGGAACCGCCCCGTTTACTTATTACTATAGTTTTGGGGGAACAACGTTTAGTACAACAGGTACTACAGCAAATACTTCCGGAGGCGCAACAATTACAGTTTTTGCCTCAAACAGCGCTGGCACTGGAGGAAGCGGGGGCGCAACTGTGTCGCCACCTGCTCCTGAACCGTATTACTGGTACTGCACCACAAGTGTGCAATGTGCTGGTGTTGGAAACTGTACTCAACAGGCATACAGTAGCAATCAAACACAATCAGGCTCTGGTTACAGTATTGCTTGTTCGTACAACAACACTGGGACATACCCATCTTGCCAGTCCACCGCGGGCGCTACATGTACTGGAAACCTTGGGTGCTGTAGTCAAGGGTTAAAATATCGTTGCTCTGATTATGATGTAAATAACTCAGCAAGTGTTAACTATTTTCAGTGCTACAGCGTTGGGGACTGCGACGCTAACTCTGACCCAGCTGGTGTCAGAACTAGATGCTGTCCAACAGAGTGCTAGGATAAATATATGAAGTTAAATTACGCCGATATTGACTGGAAAATGCCAGGAGTAAAAGCACAACGTATTCCAAATGGGGGTACTTCAGACTGGCTTGTCTGTGTAATAGACGGAGAAGTTGTAAAGAGTCTAGTTTTTGACTCTTTCTTTTCTGAAACGTTGTTAACTGCAACTTCTTTTAAAGAGGTTGTTACAACAGACGGGTCATTTTGCGTAAAAATTACCTCAAAAGACAATAAAACCACTGAACTAACTTGCAATGAAATGCTTTACGCGGTTTTATTGTCAGACCCTCTTATTATTAAAATTGACCCCTCTATTCATAAGCATTACCAGATACTTGGAGAAGGTTGGCACTATGTTGATGGAGACTTCATTATCCCTGGGGAGATGGAGTAATGAGTAAATGGGATGAATACAAAGCCAAGCTTGGTGACACCCGTCCTTGGGACTTATTGAACCCAAAAACTGAATACGTTGACGAAGAAGCCTCTGCTGCACGTATGACAATATGTAACAGCTGCCCTAAGTTAATTAAGTTAACAAAGCAATGCAAAGAGTGCGGCTGTATTATGTCTGTAAAAACAAAATTAAAGTTTGCTGCTTGTCCGTTAGAGAAATGGTAGTTTAAAATGGCTCGTTATGGCATTGATTTTTACGGTACAGGAGTACGTTACGGTAACGCCGCTCTTGTGCAGTTCAGTGCTGCCCCGTTTTACACTGTTCCAAAAGCATACGGGACCATTAACGTAATATGGAATACCCCTACGGGTGCCTGGACTAACTTTAGATTAGTAAGAAATAAATACGGATTTCCTGTAGACCCTGACGACGGTGTTCTTCTTGTTGAAAGGGATAATGAAAGTTTTTTTGAATATTTTGAAGACTCTAACTTAGAACAGGGTAGAACCTACTACTATTCTATTTTTCTTTTGCCTGCAAATCAAACTGATTGGGTTAGAGCAGGAAATGCTTATGGGGTCTCTGTAAAAGACTTTAACACCCTTGACAGAATGTGGAACTACCTCCCCATCATTTACCGTAATACAGACCTAGTAATTTCAAACCCTGCAAGTGGCACAACTATTTACGACTACACCAGCAGTCGAGAGAACGAAGACCTCAGAAGTCTTTTACGTATTTTTGCCTTTGAGTATGATTTAGAAAAGACTCTTGCA